GCAACGGCGGAACTGGTAGAGCACTCAGCATCTTAGGGCCAGCTTACTATTGGGCAGGTGGTGGTGGTGGTGGAACTTGGAACGGTACCATTGGCGGTCAAGGTGGCGCCGGTGGCGGTGGTGGCGGCGCTGGTGGACCTTCTGGTTCTGGCGCAGGTCAGGGTTTAAATGGCGGCGGAACACCGCCAACTTACGGTATTAATGATACTGGAACTGTTGGAGGAGCAGGTGGTGCAAACACTGGATCTGGTGGCGGTGGCGCAAATCAAACACCAAGCACGGGCGGTCAAGGTGGTTCTGGAATTGTTGTAGTCAGATATGTTCCTTAATAGTATTTTGCATCTATAAATATTGGATGCAAAAATATAAATTAGAATGTGCTTACAGCATTTCAAAATTTAAACATCATAACGAATTTAAAACTCGTACGCTTGATTTAATAGAACAATCAAGCTACGAGCATGTCGTACAACCACAAGCAGAAGTAGATATTACTAGAACAGATTGGAATAAAAGTTCAGACTTTTCCAGAGCATGGGTCGATTATTTAAAAAAACCGCTATTTGAACACATGGTTGCTGTGTACAAAGATTTAGGCTACGATGGATTTACATTGCATGAAATTTGGTTCCAGCAATATTTAAAAAACTCACAACACGGCTGGCACACGCACAGCGCAAACTTTACAAATGTGTATTATTTAGAACTACCAAAAAATTCTCCTAAAACACAAATTGTAAATGCATTTAATCAAACAGAAATAATTGAAGTAGATGTGGAAGAAGGTGATGTGTTGGCATTTCCAAGTTTTGTAATACACAGAGCACCACAAAATTTAAACGACAGTAGAAAGACAATAATATCGTACAATGTTAATACGATATATTCGGATAATATATACGGACAAGGATTAAACTAACATGCCATTCTTTAGAACAACAACAAATATTTTGGTAGACCAAGGGGAATATTTTGACAAAAACTGGATGGATTCAGACAAATTAATATTACCGCCAAATTCCCCATGGGATTACAAACGTGAAATGCAAATCGAAGATGTCGATCTGTGGGAAGTCGTATACGAAGATATTATATCGGTTTATGCGGCTTGGTCACCTTATGCAGAATTCTACATGATGAAACCTAGCTATCAAGCAATTTCTCAAGGACATCAAATAGCAACATTTTATGGACCAAAAGCATCAGATAGGCTATATGCTCGAATGAAAGAATTAGGTGTGCATTTACCGTTACAGAAGAACTGGGTCGAAAACGACCAAATGTGGTTATATTGATTTTATTAAGTTAAACACACACGTTGTTCTTCCCTCAATACTTTTATTAAATGAAACTTCGTGTGATAACCACGATGGCCATACTAGCAACAACCCGTCTGTTGGTTGTATATTAAAATATTCCCAATTAGTATAAGCCCATTTTTCTACGGGTAAACTTAAAAATTTACTATGGTTTCTTGGATCGTAAAATCTTATTGGAGACGACCCTTCTGGCACTTTTAAATAAAAGATTCCAGAAAGAATACTATTAGCATGTTCGTGCTTTGGATGTGAGTCTCCTTCAAACATTTCACTAAAAAATATATCAGCTTGTAAATTCATCGGCTTATATCCTAAACTTTTCAAAAAATTATTTCCATGTTCAACAAAATAATTTTCAATGAATAGTAAATTTTCGTCTTTATAGCCGGTTTCTATATCACTATGACTGCTACTATACGTAGTTTTATACTGCCAAGTGTTAGTTAAATTATCAGAATTATCTAAAATTTTCCTAGCAATTGTTAAAGTTTTTTTGCTAGTTTCGATATCAACAACACTGCCAACTGTAGTTGGAAATAAATTTATATGGTCTATATTCATAGATATTTTATATAAGACTTTTGAGTTGTGGGTGCTATAGTTTGTATCCAGCTATTATAATCTTCTTCGGCTTTATCCCAATAATTTGATTCTTCAAGCTCTTTACGGGCCATCTCGGGAGTAAGTATGCCTAACCCTGCTCCTATAGTATTCCATAATCCAGCAGTTGGCGACCCAAACATGCCGTTAGTTTCTAAGATTCCTGGTATTTTATGTTGGCAACGTTTAAAGTAAGTACTTGCGTTTGAAGAAATTTTATTGTTTTCTTTGATATTTCTCCAGAATGGAGTATCATCTCTTCCGCCTTGGTAGTGGAATGAAATAAAGTCTATTTGCAAATCATATAATCTTGTTATCTTTTGATTATATGTTTCTTGATTATAATCTGTAATTGTATCGTCTTTGTTATCTAGTAAGTATTCTTTAACGAAAAACAATAATTGCATAATTGTTGAATGAATAGAAGTTGCTTCTAGAGGTTCAACAAATGCCGCTGCCAGTCCTAATGCTAATACATTATTCTTCCAAAATGCTGTACTTCTTCCACCGTCAAATTTAATAAATTTAATAGGTTTAATTTTTTTACCCAAATAGTCTTCAACTTCTTTTTGTGCTTGTTCTTCGGTAATAAAATTTCTATCAAACACATACCCACATCCACGACGGGTTTGTAAGGGAATATTCCACATCCATCCGCTAGACAATGCCGTGGCTCCAGTCAGTGGTAATATTTTTTCACCGGGTTCATACTCTAGCAAGAATGGCATAGCAGTATTAACTGGCAAACAATCGCTATAGGAATGCCAATCAACTCCTATTTTTTTCATCAATATTCTAGCAAATCCTGTACAGTCAATGAATAAGTCTGCATTAATTTTGGTACCGTTGTCTAATGTTAACGAATCAATGTTTCCTTGCTCATCTAAACTAATATCGTCAACAACACTGTCAATGATAGTGACACCGTCCTTTTTACAGATATTTTTAAAAAATTCGCCAACCTTGTGCCCGTCAAAATGAAATGCTTGCGGAATAACTTTACCATTTTCAAAATCTTGTCCTATTGGAGTCGATAAATGAATCTTATCTCGTTTGAATTTAGCTAACACATATCTAAAATAAGTGTCAGTCCAACTGGCCCAAGACGGACTAGCATCTAGTGGAGCAAAATATCCAAATCCATCACCGCTCCAGTTTTTGTGGTAAATGCCCATCTTGCAAGTGCCGTCGGTTGCTTTTAAAAATTCATTAACATCAATAGTTGCATCAAAATAAGCACCTTTCAACAAATCTGACATAGTGCCAGTGGATCCTTCTCCAGCACCAATAATACCAAGTTTAGACGACTCGATTACAGTAACTTCATGTTTTCCAGGTTGTGCTTTAGTAATAAAATAAGACGCAATCCAACCTGCTGTGCCTCCGCCAACTATAACTATCTTCATATTGTATGTAAACCTTTTAAGAATTCATTGTGTGTTTTAGCAGTTAATACACCTGCATCTATTATATTTTTATATTCTGGAATAGAAGGAGTAACATTATCAAATCCAAAAATATCTATTGGTTTTTTAAATAAATTTAATCCTTGGCAAACATGCAAATAACTGTATAAATTAAAAGCATTATTTTGTGTTATATAGTACGTATCCTGGTATCGTAAATTAGACTCGTGAATTAATCCAAGTGTATGTTTAAAATTTTCCGGTGGAAGATAATCTCTTTTAAAATTCTTCCAAAATTCAGTGTCTGCACGATCCGTCAAATAATGCAAGTACACAAAATTTAAAATTTCATCGTTACATTGTGATATTAATGTGTTATACATGCTCGTAGTATTTTCATTGTGTACAAACATATGATTTACAAAATGTGCAAAGGTTTGCAGTTGTGTAATGGTTATGTGTATACTTGACGATTCCAACGGCTCTATAAATCCAGCAGATAATCCCACAGCCACACAATTTTTAACCCATGTTTGTTTAAATCTGCCAGATTCAAATTTGATTAGTTTAGAAACTTCTATAGTTTGACCTAGATAATCTTCTGCTTCTTGTTTTGCTTGTTCCGCAGTTATGTAATTTGCATCAAATACATAACCCGCACCAATTCTATGCTGTAATGGAATTTGCCACATCCATCCATGCGGCATTGCTATTGCACTTGTATACGGTTTAATATTATCTCCGTTTTCTAAATAAAATGGAATTGCACTATTCATTGGCAGATGTTTTTTATAGCTATACCACTCTGTATTATAGTGGTTGCCAACAATAAGTCTGGCAAGTCCGCTACAATCAAATACAAAATCGCAAGCTAGTTTAACATTATCTAAATTAATAGCTGTAATAAATCCGTTAGGGTCTTCTTCAACACCTGCAAAATTATCATTTACAATTCTAATTCCTCGACGAACACCTTGTTTTTCAAAATATTCAGATGCACGATTTGTGTCAAAGTGGAAAGCTCCTACAACATTATCAGGATCGACTTTATTGCTACAAGACAACAGTACAGAATAGTCATAATCATTAAGGTCTAAGTTTTCATAGATTAATTTTTTTACATAGTAGTCCATACAGTTATATCCAAAAATTGGCGGAACTGTAAACTGATCAAACTTACTGCCAAGTTTTGCTTTAAAAGGGTGAAAGTATTTCTTACTATCTCCCCTCCAGTTTTCAAAATTTATGCCATTCTTAATTGTGCCGCCAACATCACGCAGAAAGTCGTAAGTGTTTATGTTTAGTATTTTTAAAAAATCTACAAAAGGAGGAGTAGTAGCTTCTCCAACTCCGATAATGCCTATTTTTTTATTTTGTACTACAGTTACTTCAGACCCAGGCATGATTTGTTTAACATATAATGCTGTTAACCATCCTGCGGTGCCGCCTCCAAGGACAACAATTTCTTTCATTTTGATCCCTGTGTATATTGAATGTAACTTTTAACTGATTTAGCTTTCTTTTCTTTCTGGAGAAGGCCGTTACTACTATTTTCGCCTATTTGTGACCTTTTGTCAAATTTTTGATCAGTATGAATACCATTTGCATCCACAAAGTGAAAAAACCCTTGAACATGCCACGCATTATCGTCTGCGATATTAAACTTTTCACGCCAGTGTGTTCTGTCACAGCCTAGATAAACAACCATATCTCCAGGATATAATGTAACTGCAAGCCCTTCTATAAAAATAGGCCACTTGTACGTATCACCGTAACTATAATTAAAACATACAGAAGTAGAAATTTCACAAGCAGGACGATCTCTGTGTGGTTCTAATTCGTCTCCTTTGCGGTATACTCGGTAGTAGGAGTAAGTTGGATAAAGAGTTAATCCGGTGTACTCTTCCATAATTGGCTGTAATTTTAATAGTAAAGTTTCAGTTGCAGGATCGTTGCATTTTGAATGAGCATTTGGCACTTGATACCCAACAGGATACACATCTTTTTCTTTAGTAAAGTCTTGCATCTCATCAAATAAAGCATACTGAGCAAAGAAATCACATAGTTCGCGACTTACTGCGTTACGTATAACAACATAACCATCTTTTTTAAATTGCTCTGCATTGCTCATACTAGTCACCCTGTCTATCACGTAACCATGTTACTAAAGAATATTTTGTTCCTTTAGTTATAGGATGTGCAACGTGTCTGTAAGCATAGTTAGACGGGAACAAAATTAACATCCCAGGTAGCGGCTTAATTTTAATACCAAAATTAGGAAATTCAAGTTCACCACCTTCGTAGTCATCATTCAAGTAACAGATAGCAGAGACTGCTCTTCCAGTTTGCGAAGTGCCATCATAATGACTTTTGTATTCTTCACCTTCGCGATATTTTAATAAGTTGTATCCTTCATGCCACAGTCCTTGTTCAATTCCATATCGTTGACCATAAGGAATAGCTGCCGCTAATAATAGCATATTAAACTGATTATGTATATTTTGTAATGCTGGATTGTTTGCTAAATCTGCAACATGTGATAGTTGCATTAGTAAGTTAGTTCGAGCATTTTGATAAGCACCGTGCCCAATAGTACCAGCACGTTCCCAGTATGCTCCAGAATCTGTGTCCCCGGCGGCTTTTTCAGCCATTGCAATTGCTTCATGTGGGCTTGGCCACACATTTTCAAAAATATCAATACACCCTGCAATAGTAGTATCGGGCTTTAGTTCTCCAGGGAAGAAACCGTTAACTTTTAGTGACATAATTTTACCTTTAAATTTTGTGAGACATTAGTTGTGTAATAGCATATCTACCATAATTCTGCCCAACTAATGCTGTCTCAACTACTGTAGATTCCACAGAGTGTTTTAACATTGACGGAAATACAACAGTCCTGTTGTATACACATTCTATTTTTAATTCTTCTTCTATGACTAACTGTCCGCCAGTGAAAGATTTTGGTTGTTTAAAGAACCAAGTTAGTGCAGTACAACAAGCCATATCAACATGTGGCAAATAGTAATCGGAATTTTCGTAATAGTTGATTAACGTAGCATCATTACCAATGCCATCTAACGTTCTGAAGTAGATGTGCAATTTTTCAAGTTGGTCAACTATGTCTTTTGTAAATATTTTTCTGTTAGCAGATAGTATATCAGAAATTGCACGATTTGAATACACTAAGTCAAGTGGCAGTGCTTTGTTTTTTCTTAGATAGTTTTTACCGCCATCTTTATTCTCAGTCCACGCACTTCCAGTATCTTTTGGATCAAGGAATTTATCAGGACTACTGTTTAAGAAACATAATTCTTGCCAAATTAGATTAGCCGCGTTCTCACTGTAATACTCATCAATGATAATTACTGGCAATCCTTTTACCTCATAATATGAAAAAATCATCTACACTCCGCACTTGTTCATGGATATTTATCGGTGGGGATAAGTAACATTAACAGAATATGACTACACTACGTACCACTGACGATATATTAAAAAAACCTTGGAATTATAGTTCACAAGGGCCTGCCCAAGATGAGCCACAGGCGCATTGGCATTATTTGCGCCCGCCTGCCATTGAAGAAATTAAAATTTGGGAAGAAATATTTTATCAGCCTGGAAACTTTGGAATTTACGGTGCATGGGAACCGTATGCTGAGTTTTATATTATTGTATACGACTTGTTTATTGATGATATTTCAACAGTCGAAACTTTCTACGGAGTAAATGCTTCTAAAGAATTAAAAAATCGTACCAACAAATTAGGAATAGACTTACCCATGTTTGATGTATGGGTTGACAAGCATAATACTTGGTTAACTCCAACGCAATAAAAACATAGTTAAGTCTTTTTTTCTATCAAAAACTAGTTCTGTACTAGTGATATTAGCTTTGTAATCAGCTAGCCATAGATCTTTTAAAAGTTGTTTTTTCTCTTCAAGTGTTTTACCAACAAATTTGTCCTGATGATTTTCTAATAATTCGTAGTTGGCTTTAGTAAACGCTGAATTAATTTTTGAATCAGCATCTTTTAGACTGACAGAATTCATATTAAATCTATTAAATCAAATATTGTTTGTAATTTAGTACGAATAGTTTTACTGCTGAAACTGTTACGCAACCCTTGATGCAAGGGTTTAGGTGCACGGTCTATAGTTGCCCAAGCCCATCCATAATGCTCGTCACTTAGTGTAGGAACAAATTCGTCTTCTATAACGCACAGGTATGTGTGGAAATTAAACACTGTATCGTTAGACACAAATGTTTCTAGTGGAATTGTTTTTAAAATTACTGGTATAGATCCAATTTCTTCAGTAATTTCACGCTGTAAACCCTGCCATGGAGTTTCGCCTGATATGTTAGTACCGCCTACAAGCCCCCAAGTGCCTGTGTGTTTGCCGTGACTTTTTTGTAGAAGTAAAAACCTTCCAGTTTTTTTAGCATAAAATAATGCACCGCTACAGGTAATTTGTTCTTTTAGAGTATTAGTTTCCATTGGCCTGAATCATATTCACCTTCAAAGCTCTTGACCCATTGAACGCCGTTCCATAAGTATTGAACTCCAGTGTATATATTCGTTTGCCACACAAGAGAGTCGGTATTCTGAGTATGATTAAAAATCACATTCCACTTTACACCAGTCCACTCTATGATATCATTGGCCAGTGCAACTAGCTCTGAATTGTCAGTGCCTTTCCAACCGTCTGCTCCGTCAACGTTGTCAACATCGCCAATGTCTTCAATGATAAGATAGCGTGTTCCTGGGCGAACTGTTTGATCAGTATCTTGGTCTAACGGACGTTTAGGATTGTAAGTTAGTGGATTGATAATGGCATCAAACGTGCCTGGGGAACCTTGATTGGCCGTACCATTTCTATAACTAGGAATAGTGTATCCTACAGATCCTTCTAGACGTCCTGCACTGTCAATATCAGTGTCAGATACTAGTGTATCTGGATTCCAATTAATTTGTAAAATAGAATTATCTAGACTATTGATAGCTACAGTTCCAACCACTTGTGTGCCGTTAGGTTGTGTTAGATAAATTTGACTTGAGCCAGCATGGTATTGTCCAGGATACTGGTCAAACAACACTTGCCAGTCTAGTGCTGTGCCTTGTCTAACTGGAATTTCAAGAGTAATTTCGCTAGGAACAATATTTTCATTTTTTCCTAGTAGTATTGCTTGACTGTTGTAAACTGCAATACGATAATTTTGTATACTAGACACTGTTACTGACAACAAGTCAGTAAACGAAGTAGTAGAAGACATAGAATCAGTGCCTAACCCTTCTATATAACTATCGCTAGTAGTAGAATTTTTATACATGCTGGTAATAATTTTTGTAATAACCCCAAGATGTTTAACTTTAACTGGAGGACTAATCCAAATTGGAGTTTCTACAGTGAGTGTAGCAACGTCAATAGGGTCGCCTGCACTTTGAGTTCCAACCGGAACTTGTCTACTACTCCAACTGATGTCAGTTAAGTTAAGAACACTTAGGCTAGTCCAGTCAATATAGTTGTCAGTAGTTTGCAATTCCAAACTGGGATTAAACAAGACCAATATTTGTTCAAGTATTTGTAATTTTTGATCAGTGTTTGCACTCCAAATATCTATTTTTAATTTTAATAAAAATGGAGTAGGCATTAATCTTTCAACTGTATAGTTACGACCTTGCCCTTGTGTGTAGTAACCGTCTGCTACGTCTCGCTCACGTACATTAACTTTGCTAACAAATGTCTGATCAGACATTCTATCTCTATCCAAACTAAGACTGGAAACATAAACACTGATACGTGGAACACTGTTGATTTTATTTTCACTGTTATTTCGAATAATACTGGCTACTTGTCTGTCAGCATCACCATACATAACCGGAATTCTATGTAAAGAACCGTCTCCATATTTGACCACAAAGTTGCTTAACACACGAACAGTTTGTGTAATATATCTTCTTATCTGACCGTCATAAAAATGTTGCATTATAGATCTGCCCTGGGTTTAAGAACTTTGCTAAGACTTTGTTTTGCACTTTCTCTGTTGTTGCACAACATGATACTCCACTGTCCAGGATATGGTAATTTATCTGGTGTAGGTAATGTAATTCGTATCATTCCGTTATTGTCTGTAATAATGCCAACATTGTCAGCAGTCACATAACCAAGCTGAGTAGTTGACTGTTTGAATACAATATACTTGGCTAAATTATTGCCCGCATATTCCATTGTTGTATTAATCACGCTAACACCCACATCAATTTCCACTTGATTGTATGTTTTAAAGCTGGAAACTAGTGCGTCGTTATAAACATAATCATTATTATTAATAAATCCTGTTTTAAGAGTTTGTCTAGAGTCGTTATTAGTCATGTTCATGCGAACGCCGTCTTCAACAGCAATCCAAGCACTTTGTTTCCCGTCAAAGCGGAACAATCTGTTAGGAAAAAAGTCTGTTCTTAAAAAGAAATCATCTGCCAAGGGCTCGCTTGGAAACTGAATGCCAAATCCAAAGTCATAACCGTTGACTGGGAATCCATCTCCTAACAAATAACCTGTGTAACCACTGCGTTTTGGCACTGCGGTTACAGCACTACTATTAACATTTGAATTGTTACTGGCTAAAAGAGTAGCTTCATCTGCGGTGTTTAAAATTGGTTTGCCTAACTCGTCAACAGCCAATGTGTAAAACTGTCTAGTTTCGTAACCGCTTTTAGGAGCATCTGCTTCTGCTTGTGCTACCACTTGATTGTTGATGGAAATTTCTTTGTTATAAGTGCTTAACAAATCTTTCAAAGTCATGTCGCTTGGCATGCCGTCAGCATTTACAGCTGGCTTGTTGAGAATATCAGCAAATTGCTGACTATCAGTAATCTTCTTGAGTTTTAATCTGTATAAATGTGGAAACCAAGTTACTGAAAATCCTTCGCTGGCACGGCCTACATCTTCAATAACATAATAACGTGGCAAGCTAATGTCAAAATCGTTAAGTGCAAAGTCAT